AGTAGGCCTGTGCGATCTTGAACGGTGACAAGGCTTCGTCGCCGGCTGTTACAGAAGTAGAAGCAGCAGAGCTGTCAGTCATCGTTGTGGCATAGCGAACACGCAACGTGTGGATCTGTCCAACTGGACCGGTCATGGGCTGTACACCAACGATTTCGTTAGCGATAACAGTGGGCATAACACGTCGAATCACTGGCAGGATCACGCGGTTAAGTGTTGCGATGTTACCTGACATGGTAGAACCAGCAGTAGCAGATTCTTTCAGGTACTTGCGGGTGTTTTCAAGGATCACACCCATGGTGTTGCGACGGCTACCTTTGAGGCCTTCCATGAGGGCATCGCGGGTCTCGTCCCAACGGCTTTCTAATAGTTCTTGTGACATTTAAGTCTCCTTTTTCCTAACTATTACAGTCCTGCCAGGCGTTTGATGTCGATCACGTTGGAACGGTCTTCTTCAACTGCCTTGACATTTTTATCACCAGTGACTGCGACATGGCTTTCCGTGATCACCGATCGAGCTTTCGCGGACTTGCTTTCTGCCAACACTGCTGGTAGATATTTCTCAAAAGCGTTTTTCAGACGGGCAGTCTGTACGCTTTCCAAGAGATTTGCCATGATCTCACGCTTTTCTTGATTGAGAGGTGCCAACAACTCTTCCAGAGTATTCTGGCGTTGGTTGTTTTCTTTGATCATGCGTATCTCACGCTCTTTGGATTCAACGATGACCTTGGTGTCTTCGGCGATCCGGGTGGCTTCTGCCAATTGCTGGGCTTTGGCTTCGACTTCCTGACGGAGTCGACGTACTTCGGCGTTCTCATTGAGATGAGTGGCACCAAATTCCGCTGCGTAAGCTTCGAATATGCGACGGCCAAAATTGTTCTCGCGAGCAATCTTGATGTCTTCGTGCAATTGATTTAGTTCAGCCTTGAGATGCTTGCTAACAGCCTGGCTCATCTTGGCAGCACTCTCGCTGACAAAACGTGCTTTGAGGCCTTCGAGTTGTTCACGTGCATCGCGGACCAAACGCACTTTGGTTTCCACCACATCGCGTTTGTCTTGTGCAAATTCCATGATCTCCCCGGCAAGAGCTTTGACAACAAATTTTTCCAACTTCTGGAGTCCTTCGTTGTGCGTCTTGCGATCCTTACGCAGCTCGCCAATTTCTTCTGCCAATTTAGTGACCATGAAGTCGTTAAACTTCGTGGCCGATTCCTTCATTTTGACATTGAACTTGACACGATCTTCTGCCAGCTGTTGCTTTTCAGCGGCAACGGCTTGGATCTCTGCTGTCAGGCCTTCTGTTACCATGCGATCTAGGGCTTCCACCATTACTGTTTTGTCATGCTCATAGCGTTGTGCAAACTCTTCTCTGAGTTCTGCACGCACCTGTTCACGAGCCTCGGTCAGCTTGGCTTCCCAGGCTTCGGAAATTTCTTTCCGTGTGTCCTCGTTGATCAGATCGCTATCTAGTAGTGGTTTGAGTGCATCTAACATGCGTTTCTCCTAGATTTTGAGATCTTTGATCAGGCGTTTTACTTCCTGTTTCAAGTATCTCTGTACTTTGTTGTCTCCCCCAGCTTCTTTGGCCATTTCAAATACCTGGTGACCGTATTTCATGTTCATCAGGCCCTCATATATGGCTTTGGGATATGCGTTTGGCGCACTGGGTTGGGCAACAACATCGACAGTGACTATTTCAAAGTCACTGACATGTCCGTTGGCCTCGTCAACGTTTCCGCTACCGCGGCTCGAAACTCCTAGTTTCACACCGGATTCCAGCATGGTCTTGACCAGCTGGCCCATGGGTGTGGGCAATATTTTTAGTTTACCAAAACCGTTTGGTCCATCCATCCACATGGATTCGATCATGTGGCTTACACGATCAAGGTTGACTTTTAAATCATCAGGATGATCTACTTCACCGAGCACTGAATACCCAGAAGTGATCTGCTCATTGAGCTGGCCCACGGCCTTTTCAATTTCGTTCACAGGGTACACACGCTCGTTGGCATTCTTGACACCACCTTGGATGCAGATGCCCTTCATGTAGAGGTTCTTACCTTCGCCCACGCCTTCGACAATGATGCCGGCCTGGTTGAAGGTAAGATTTTCTCTGAGGTAAAGAGCCATTTACCTGTGATCCTTACTGGATGACTGATTTGTTATTGACATCAGTCGCTTGTGCTAGATGTGGTTTGGTAGCAGGTCCTTGCTTGGGACTGGTTGTACCGCCCATGTCTTTGGCAGACGGAGCAGGACGGCCTTTTTCTTCGGCTGATCCGGCTGACACTGGCTTGGCCATGGCACCCTTGGCACCTGCGTTGGCAGCTACCGTGGATTTCTTGTTTACCGAACCTTCTTCAGATGTCACGGGCTTGGGAGCGGCTTTGAGATCCACACCTTCTTCCATGGGCATCTTCATGCCTTCGGTCTCCATCTCATCGTCTGCGACTTCTTCGGCATCCATGTCAGGGGTGTCCATGTCCATTTCTACTTCGGACTCTTCTTCACCGGCATCGTCACCCATGAGTGCTTCAAATTCGGCCATGAGTTCGTCAAGTTTGTCTTCGAGATCGACCACGCGATCTTCTAGATCCTCTGACGCATCCATGTCGTCATCGCCGTCGGCTTCAAAACTCATGCCTTCTTCTTCGACTTCGATGTCATCGATGAGATCGTCGACTTGGTCGCCGCCCATGCCCTCTTCAACGGCTTCCTCGGATTCTTCCATTTTTTCTTTGTCGTCGTCTTCATCTTTGTCTTCCTCAACGACTTCCTCAGATTCTTCAACGGCTTCTTCTTCCATCATCTCTTCATAGATCTGACGGCTTTTTTCCACGACGATGTCGTGGAACAGTTCACGGGCTTTCGCCTCTTCATCATTGATCACATACTCGATCAGTTGTTCAAATTTGTTCATGAGATCCTCCAAAGTAATGGCTCTGTTGGATATTTACACAGACGCAGGAAAAGTGGGTATTTTACGGTGAGGATTTGGCAGAAATGACAGTTTTTTTTACAGCCTGATGCTGTGAAACTGTCAGACCATGGGCTGTGCCGGAGGTGCGTACTGCTGTTGTACTCGTTTGAGTTTTTGCTCAAACTCATAGGCACGGAGATCGTTCATGCGGCGTAACTTGTTGAGTTGTCTCAGAGTGAGTTTGGTCTTGCGGAGATCTCCCAGCCTGGGCTGAGAATTGTCCTGGGCCGTGTCCTGATAGGCTCCTGGACTGCGATCAAAAAATTCATTGAGTATCATGGAAATATTTATGCTGTTCCGGGACCAAACGGAGCGGCAGTACCTGCACCGGCCGGCGGTACGGCGGCACCAGCAGCTGGTTGGGCACCAGGTGCCACACCACCCATGCCTGCACCCATGTCTGCTCCGGGCTCGGCCGTGAACTGTTCGCCGGCAGTGATATCAGCTTCAAGATCGGCCGGAGTCACGCCCACTGAACGCAGGTCCTGGCCCGTGGCTGTGGTAGGCTCTGGCTTGCTACGTTCTTCCTGCCAGAGATTTTCATTTTCTGAAATCTCCTCTTCGGTCAAACCAAGGTAGCGTTTGAGCAAGAACCGCTTGCTGAGATACGGTATCTGTTCCAACTGTGCAAACGTGTTCACACGGCTGGTATCCAATTCTGCTTCACGATAGGAAGCAAAGTTCTGCGGAGGATTGAACTCCAATGAAAACAGGCCAGAATCAATGTTGAACCCACGCCATCTCAGGAACATCTTGAACTCGTCATCCAGTTTCTGGATGACCAAGCGTTGCAGGCGTTCGCAGTACTGATTGAATCTGTATTCCTGTATCAGTGCAGTGCCCACTTTGCCGTCGGTCAGAGTACGCTCGCTGTCGTCGGGGCCGGTCGGCAAGTAACTCGATGGCACACGCAGACCGCGGCACATCTTGTTGTTGAAGTATTTGAGATCGTCAATCTCGCCCAGATTTGATCCACCTGGCAAGGTAGTCACTTCTGATCCGCGATTGTCGGCGGTCTTAGGAAAATAGTAATCTTCGTTGATGCTGAGCGGATTGTAACTGCTGTCCATGATATGGCGACTGTCACTGCCGCCGGTGTGGCTGGGTATGCGACGCTGATGTATCTCGTTTTTCACTCGTTCCACATAGGCCATGGCCATGTGGCTGGGCATGTTACCCACATCGATCTTGAAGATCCTGCGTTCCGGAGCCCGTGCCACACGATAGATCAGCACAGCATCTTCCAAGAGTTCTTTCTGCTTGAATACCTTGAATATGACTTCTAGTATGCTCTGCCCAAACGGCCAGTAAAAATCCAGGCCTTCGCTGAGACTGATGTGTACCACGTGCTTGGCATCGATCACTGCTTCGTTCATGGCCGCAGAGAATCTGTTCATGCCCGATCCCTGTGCTCCGGCATTGGGCAGGGTGTAGTTGAATGGTGCTACGTATCCCGACGACGGCGGATTAAGATTGTAGTCCGTGGTAGTCTTGGCTGCCACAGTGAGATTCTGGAAGTTGGGATTGATGTCGCGGATCACATACTGTTCTGGACGCTTGC